GAAAAGAAATACAAATGGACGGGTCAATACACACCGTTTGAACACCAGAAAACCACCGCTGCATTTTTAACACTCCGTAGAAAAGCCTTTTGTTTTAATGAACAGGGGACAGGTAAGACTGCCTCTGCTATCTGGGCATCTGATTATTTATTATCCCAAGGCATAATTAACCGTGTGCTTATTGTATGCCCACTGTCTATTATGGATTCTGCTTGGCGGGATGACTTATTTAAATTCGCTATGCATAGAACTGTAGACATAGCGTATGGTTCTGCTAAGAAGCGTAAAGAAATAGTAGCCAACGATGCGGAGTACATAATCACTAACTACGATGGGTTAGCGATACTTGAAAAAGATTTACAGGATAGAGATTTAATAATTGTAGACGAAGCAACGCATTACAAAAATGCTCGTACAGATCGTTGGAAAGTTCTTAACAGGATGGTCAAACCTGATACGTGGGTGTGGATGATGACGGGCACACCTGCCGCACAGAGTCCTTTGGATGCATACGGTTTAGCTAAAATAATAAACCCCAACAGTGTCCCTAGATTTTATGGTTCGTTTAGAGATCAGGTAATGATAAGGGTAAGCCAGTTTAAGTGGATGCCAAAACCAGATTCATCGACTATTGTTTATAATGCGTTACAACCTGCGATACGTTTTACTAAAGATGAGTGTCTTGACCTACCACCTATGGTATACACAAAACGAGAAGTAGAACTGACACGACAGCAGAAAAAATATTATAAAGAACTGAAAAGCAAGATGGTCATGCAAGCCGCAGGTGAACAGATAACAGCGGTCAATGCAGCAGTCAACATGAACAAACTCTTACAGATATCAAGTGGTGCTGTGTATACAGACGAAGGAGATGCTTTAGAGTTTGATATATCGCACCGTTATAAAGTATTGCGTGAGGTCATAGACGAATCAAGTAAGAAGGTGCTCGTGTTTGTACCGTTCAAACATGCTATAGATTTAATTACTGACAAACTAAACAAAGATGGCATACGCACAGAGTATATACGTGGAGATGTGTCTGCTCCAAAACGAACCGATATATTTAAACGCTTTCAAACACAAGACGATATACGTGTGCTCGTGATACAGCCACAAGCAGCAGCACATGGTGTAACGCTTACAGCAGCTAACACAGTTGTATGGTGGGGGCCGACCAGTAGTTTAGAAACGTATGCTCAAGCCAACGCCCGTGTACACAGGTCAGGTCAAGATCACAAATGCACAGTCGTGCAACTCCAAGGATCAGGCATAGAGAAACGTGTGTATAAATTACTAGACAGTAGGATAGACGTTCACACACAAATTATCAGTTTATATCAAGAAATACTTGATTAAGTAATCAAATATCATTATTCTATACCCTTTATCACCAAACGGAGAATGTCTGTGGCATTGACACCAGAGAAATTAGTTGAGACTTACTTGAAGATAAAAGATCGTAGGTCTGAACTATCTGCCAAATATAAGGAAGAGGACTCTGCTCTCACGAATCAACTTGATAAAGTCAAACAAGCATTGCTTGATTACTGTACGGAACAGAATGTTGAAAGTGTACGTACTTCAGCAGGTTTATTCTACAGATCAACCAAGACAAGGTATTGGACATCTGATTGGTCGTCCATGTATGAATTTATTATGGAGAATCAAGTGCCAGAGTTTTTTGATAAACGTCTCAACCAAAGCAATGTTAGACAGTTTTTGGAAGAGAATCCCGACCTTGTGCCGAAGGGTCTTAACGTAGACAGCGAATATGCTATCGCAGTGAGGAAGAAATGACAGAAAAATATGTTTCTATATCGGAACTGGCAGACCATTTAGCAGTATCTATTCCTACGATACGTTCTTGGATGAGCAATAAAACTCTACCCAGTGAATGTTATTTAAAGATTGCTAAGACATACAGGTTTAAAATATCTGAGGTCGAAGCATCTTTTAAGAAGTCGGAAAATAAA